AGACAATTAAAACTAAAATAACTAACACACTTTTAATTCAGCGTAATGACAAAACAACAACTACTCGAACAAGATGCAATAGGTTGGGCATCAGAGGATAAACTACAAGCCGCATGTTACCAATGGGCGCATAACACCTATCCTGAAATCAGAGGTACATTATTTAGTGTTCCAAATGGTGGGTACAGAAACAAGATAGAGGTAATGAAAATGAAAGCGACAGGGCTAACATCAGGTGTACCCGATATGCTTTGTGTATATGGTGGCAAATTAACGGCAATAGAGCTTAAAAATGGGGCGAATGGTGTACTTAGTAGGGAACAGAAAGAACTACACCTTATTTGGGCTACTAATGGGCATTACGTGCATGTTTGCAGAACGGCAAGTGATTGGATTAATGTAATTGAGGAACTAATCAACAACTAGGCATGAAAACACAAATCAGAATAAGCCGACAAGACCGAGATAAGGTGCTAAACAAGTACAACTGCAAATGTGCATATTGCGGTAATGCACTAACCCTAGCCACATTAAAACTAGACAGCACACCCGATAGTATATACCCTAGTTGCATGAGGTGTAAGAGGCGTAAAGGGAGTAAAAGTATTGAGCAGTTTAGGCTACACATATCGGTAGTACATAAGCAGCTACAATATCTTAATAGTAAATACAGTTTGTGTAAAGATTACGGCATGGTAGCAGATGTAACAAACGAGGTAATTTTCCACTTTGAAAAATATAAACAATGAAAGTATTAATAGGCTGCGAAGAAAGCCAAACAGTATGTAAAGCATTTAGAGATAAAGGGCATGAGGCATATAGCTGTGATTTACAACCATGCAGCATGTTTGGCTATCCTGAATGGCACATACAAAAAAACGTATTAGAAGTGATAAATAGCAGAAAATGGGATTTAATTATAGGACACCCACCCTGCACATTTTTATCTAATGCTGGCGCAGTTCATTTATATCCAAAAGGCGTATTGAATACTGAAAGATATAACAAAGGTATTGATGCTAAGGCTTTATTTATGTCTATATTAAATGCTGATTGTGATATGATTTGTGTAGAAAATCCCATACCGTCAACTATTTATGGATTACCAAAGTATGACCAAATTATACAACCTTATGAATATGGACACCCTTATAAAAAAGCTACTTGTTTATGGTTAAAGGGATTGCCAAAACTAAAACCAACAAACATATTACAAGAAAGGCAGTCAACAAAAGTAGCTGGTAATTGGTATAACATAGGTGGTAAAGAAAGGCAAAAAAATAGGTCTAAGACTTTTGAAGGCATTGCAAAGGCTATGGCAGACCAGTGGGGATAACACCTACCTACAATAAAAAACCCCCCTAATCGAAAGATATGGGGGGTTTAAAGCTATATTGTGGTGGTCATTGTATCTACCCACTTTTGAACGCTACCATGTTTGCTGATTATAGCGGCTTTTATGGTGGGTTTTATTCTGATAGTGGTAATCTCTTTAGGTGCGTTACCTTCTGATTTGCGTTGTTCGGCTCGGATTATCTGCCATGCGTTTGCCCATGCTTTGGGTTCGCTGGTTTGCAAATATGGTATTATAAAATTGGGTATTTTTATATAAAAATGACCTTCAAAACGAGTGCTTTCTTTGCACTCCGCATCGGGGTAAATTTCAAGTACTTTTACTTTACTTATGATTGTTCTAGGCATGTTAGTAGTTTTGGATTAGTGCCGCAAGTAGCAGCAGCGTTAGGAATATTATTATTTTGCGTATCATGTTTTATGGTTGAATTGTTTCATCTGAAAATATTACATGGCATTTCATATCGTTGTCTATCTCGGTGTATAGGGCTTGTATTTTAGCCCTTAACTCCTCACGATATGCTTTATCGTCTGCAAATACTTCTATCAAATTTGCGTCTAAATCCATAGTATAGTAGTAAGAACGTATGCCTACACTCATGTCACCTCTGAACTCGATTGTAGCACTAAATTTATCGCTTTGCAGTATCTCTACATTCAATGTAATACCGTCATCAGAAAAGCAGTAAAGTAGTGGGTAATTCTCAAACCTGATACCTATAAAATTATCAGATTGAACTTCTATAATCTCACCTACCCAACCGCTAACATTCAAATCAGTTCCCGTACTTGCGGTTATTACTCTTACTTTTTGCCCTATTTTGAAATTGTGTGTCATAATCTATGTGTTTAGTTTTGCCGCCAATAGCCGCCTGAATTAACAGAGCGGCTTGTTGGGGGTAATGTTGTAATGATTAGAAGTCAGTTGTAAATGTGTGTTTCGCTTGCAACTTTTTGAGTTTAGCAGGTGTAACAATTTCACCGCTACCATCAGCCCAACGGATATAAATAGGCGACATTTGCATAATTCTAAAATCTACATTTTGCTTATTTTCATCTACTGTGGTTGGGGTATATTTACCCATTGGCATAGCGCATGATGTTTGCGTAAAAGTAGCGGTGTATTGTGTGTTCATAACTATGTGTTTTTTGTTTGTGATTAATATTTTGCGTATTCGTAACCTGACTTAACTAATTTTTGTGCATCTGATGGAGTGCAAACCCAAAACTTACAATTATCACCCATAACAATCATGTGCAACTTTTCGCAGCGATTAACAAAGCGTACAGCCGCTTCGATTGTAGATAGTACCGTAGGATTGTAGCGTGTGTTTAGTGTGTGTTTCATTGTGCTATTTTTATCAAAGGTAATACAAAGTAAATTACCAACCTAATTTATTTTGAAAAGTTTTGCAGTTGCTCGGATGCTGCACCCCGAATGAGTTAGGCTATTACCGATATAAAGCCAATTGATATTGATTTGTTCCAAAAGTCTAAATCAATAGCTTTCAGTGTTTTAACGCTAGGCTTTAACATTAAACCGTTTTTTCCAAGTAAGCAAGCGCAAATAACGTCACCGCATACATTGTATATTTTGAATGTTTCTGCTTTGCGGTCTGTAAGTGTAAATGTGGTGTTGATTGCTGGTGTCATTTGTGTGTTTGTTTTTGTGATACAAAGATAATGCGGTCTGTATTACTAACCAAATAAAAGTACAACTATTTTAAAAAATATTTTCCAACTCTTTTCTAAACTGTTTTTGATGCCAATCATTCATGTGTTTAAATTCACTTTCATTATCATGGTAGAACCTTTGCACCGTAATAGTTTTGTAAGTACCAAACCGAGTATTTTTAACCATATCGGTAAACTTTTGATATTGCTTATCGGTTTTAATCTTGTACCAATAATCTATGATTGACTGTATTTTGTTTATTGTTTTCATCTTAGCATGATTTAAAATAGTTTGGTTCTCTACCTACTACCCAGTTCATAATGTATCTGCAACCGCAATACTCAATAGTATAATTTGGCTGATTACCGTACAATGCAAGTACTTTAGCTTCATTTTCCATTGGTATGTTGGCTATCATTGGTAGTCCTAAATTACCGTTGTTAAATACGTTTAAATAAATATTTCCGTTACGTATAATGTTTGTGTATTCCATGTTAAAATATTTTAGGTAGGTATTGTTTGCCGTTAATGTGGTGTTCAATCCAATTGATAAACATAAAGTCTATTTTACCGCTATCATAGCGCGCTACAAATCTATTCTCATTATCTTTACTCCATTCATCTAATACATACTGATATTCCTCATTGCTCCAATCATTATCGCGCGCTGGTGGTATTGTATTTTCTAAAGTAAAGTATTGTTGATACCTTCGGTCATAGTACGTGTTACCTGCTTGTATTGTGTGTGTCATAACCTTAATGCAGTGTGAGATGCTGCGCCCTGTGTGGGGTTAGTTAATTTTATTTATGCAATTTGGAGTGTTTGACTTAAATGATGCAACAGCCCAAAATTTCATATCAGAATCAAATAAAACCGATTCTCCAACTTTGCCAAATGTGTGGCACATTTTACCATCGTTTAAATTTTGACTATTGTAGAAAAAACGTTGTGTTCCCCACTCAGGGTGAGCAATGCTAACTATAGTTGAAACATACATTGCGTTTTCTTTTGTAAGTTTTGTTGTAGTCTGTGCCATTTCGTGTGTTTTTATCGCTGCGTTATTGCTTTGATGATGTAAAGGTAATTCAAAATGTAATACAAAGTATATTATTTTGGAATTATTTTGAGATATTTTTATTTAGTATTAGTTATCAATACTTACAGAGGCTACATTGATAGGCATTTCGGTATAAACTGTATAGCCGTACTTTTTAGCATAATTTAATGCTTTGCGCTTAGTATCAAAACCTTTGCGGCTATATACTTCTGTAGAGTTAAAAAAGTTAAGGAATGTATATCCGTTTGCAGTTTCTTTTACGTGTACTTTGTTAGTGTTTGTCATTGTTTGTGTGTTTAGATTGTAAAGGTAATCCACTATGTAATACAATGTACATTTATTTTGAGATATTTTTTATTGTAATACTGCATAGGGTGCAAAGTAGTTAGTATTTTTGCATTGATACCTGAGCGATAGAACAGATGCAATGTGAGTGTCAATACATTGCCAGTCTGACCAACTGATTACAATTTGACAAAATAAAAGTACCTGTAAGTTTAGCACCAAATGATTTAAAATCGGGGCGCAAAAATACCAGTTCGCAAAGGGGCTCTGGGGTTCGGTTGGTGCAGAATACTATTTTACATACCTTTACACAAATTATAATGTTATGGCTGCTGAAATAACAGACGAAATATTTACTTTAATATGTGACGAAACAGCAAACACATCTAAAGGAGTACAATTAATATTAAAGGACTTTGATATTTCAGTTGGTACATTTTGGAGATTTAAAGAGAGTTCGCAAGAGAGAATGGAACAATACACGCGCGCGAAACAACTACAATTAATGGTACTTGCTGGTGAGATACTTACAATATCAGACGATAAAAGCGGTGATGTATTAGACGGTGATTTGGGTAAGACTGGTAATAGTGCTGCGGTTAATCGTGCTAAGTTGCAAACTGATTCACGTAAATGGTTACTCTCTAAACTTGCACCTAAAGAGTACGGTGATAAAATACAGGTTGAAGCAGATGTGACCACCAGCGTTAAAAACGTATCATTTGAGTAATTTCACCAAACAATATAAATTCAGCCCTAAAGGTTTTAATCCTTTGTTTTGGCACTTAATGCCATTGCTAAGGGATAAGAACATAAGGTACATATTTATAGAGGGTGGTAGTAGTGCTGCTAAGACATACACTATATGCCAATCATTACTCATTGATGGCTTTGTAAATGAATATTCATCAATGGTATTCAGAAAACAGTTAGTTGATGTTAATGATAGTGTATATGCTGCATTTAAGATGGCTAGTTATGGCATGGAGTTCGATTACTACGAAATGCAACAACATCTATTTAAAGGCAAAGATGATAAAAGTAACATTCGTTTTCGTGGCTTAGATGATGAGGAAAACATCAAAGGTATTGAGCGATTTAATGTAGTGTACTTTAATGAGTTCAATCAGTTTGAGGAACATTTATTTGAGCAAGCTAAACTACGTTTAAGAGGTAGACAAAACCAAAAGTTTATATGTGATTGGAATCCGATTAGTGCAAAGCTATGGCAGTATGAAAATTTAATTGATGTACAGGAATGGCAAGATTTACCGCTACATATTGAAGGTAGGGAATATAGCCAATTAAACGAAGATTACTCATTTAAGCGTATCAATGCCAAAGGTGATAGTGTGTGGATTAAACTTACCTACAGGGACAACTATTGGGTTGTAGGTAGACCTAATGGCGGTGGTAACATAGACACACACGCACTAGAAAACTTTGAGGATTTACGGATAAAGAAACCTAACCTATATAGGATATATGCTAATGGTGAGCGTGGTATTATTCGCACTGGTGGTGAGTTTTGGAAACAGTTTAGCGAGGATAAGCACGTACACCCAATAGAGATAGACTCCGATAAAACAATACACATATCATGTGACCAAAATGTAAGCCCTTACGTTACTTTGTCTTTATGGCAAATAGACGGCAAACACATTAAACAAGTACACGAGATACCATGTAAAGAACCCGATAACAACGCACCTAAGTCTGCTATGCGATTAGCTAAGTACCTTGTATCAATCGGCTATGAAGATGTATTGTATATTTATGGTGACCCATCAGGTAACAACAGAAGTGTAGTAGATGCTAATAGTGCAAGTTATTTCGATAAGTTTATTAATGTACTTAAAGGCATGGGATTTGTCATAGTGAACAGAGTTCAAAAAGCGCACCCATCAGTAAGTATGTCGGCAGCATTTATAAATGAGATATACGAAAATGAGCATAACGGATATAGGATAAGTATATCAGATACCTGCGGTGTAAGTATTGATGACTACCTTACGACTAAAGAGGCGCAAGACGGTACAATGTTAAAGACAAAGGTAAAAGATAAGCTAACAGGGCAAAGTTATGAGCCTGTAGGTCACTTTTCAGATACAAAGCGATATTTTATCACAACAGTACTTAAAGATGAGTTTAAGAAGTTTTCAGCTAAAAAGCATAATCTTTGGATTAGTTAATAAATATTATATTTGCACTCATGAGTAGTTACGATTTAAAAGAAATAGGTAGCATTATAGTTAGACCACGTAATAAGGCTAACCTTGATTGGGCTAAAGAGGTCAACAGGCAGTTAATGATGCACGTTACTGGTGAAGGTATGGGGGCTGCATTAAAGACGCTAGAACCGTTTGAGAATGACGATATAGCAGCTACTAGACGCAGATATGCGGTATCAACTAAAGACCTATTCAAGCGACTATTAAGAGAGGAAGGTCAAGTATTTACTACTAAAGGTGGCAGTATATCATATACTAATAGTAAGCGTAAAGAGAAGGTTATAATTGATGCCATGTCTAATTATGGCGATGGTATAGGATTGAGAAAATGGGTTGAAACATATGCAAAGCCAGCATTTGATACTGACCCGATGGGATTGATATTTATGGAACACAATGACGGTGAGCCATACCCAACATACAAACGTGTTACATCTATACATGACTACATATCAGAAGGTAGGGAGTTAGAATATGTTTGTTTCTATATTCCAGCAAGCGAAATAAAGCAATATGGCATTAATAATAAAGGCAATGAAGGTTGTAAGTATTACAGGTTTGTAGATGAGGAGTATGATAGGATTGTATATGTGCAAAATGATGTAGCTATACTTGCTCCAATGAATGAGGGGTATAGTGCCGAGTTGCCTAATATGTGGGATGACGTGCCAGCTATCATAATATCTGACATGGTGCAATACTATGACACAGGTAGGTATGAAAGTAGAATACAGGTGTTATCGGAATTGGGCGATTGTTTCCTACGTGATAGGTCAATACGTGATTTACAAAAGTTATATCATGGATTTGCTAAAGCAGTTGAGCCACTATTAAGATGTTCAACGTGTGAAGGTGAGGGGTTGTTACAAGGTATGCCATGTCCCGATTGTTCACAGGCAGGTCATGATAAAGGTAGCGGATATAAAACACGTACAAGAATATCCGATGTATCTCGTTTCCCGATTGAGATACTTAATGAGGCTGGTGGGTTTGACTTTAGAAAGTTGTTTGGATATGTTACCCCTGATATAGCATCATGGCAGCAACAGAATAGCGACCTATCAGCATTGGAACAACTGATGTATATTACCCATTACGGCACAATGAGTAATGCAACGGTGCAAGGATACAACGGCACACAAAGTACCACAGAAACAGCTACTAAGACGCTTATGGATACATTGCCTAAGCAGATGGTGTTAAATAATCTTGCAGATTGGGCGGAAGGTATTGAAACGTGGATAGCTAATAAAGATGCCGAGTATAGATTTGATGAAAGCGAACCAAGTGTATATATTACGTATGGTAGGGATTATATATTAAATACACCTGAGCAGATACTTGAAGTGTACCACGCTATGAAAAAGAACGGTGACCCAGTATCTACACTTAATGAAATGATGGTAAAATACATTAAGTCACTATACAAAGGTAGCCCACAAAAACAGGCAGTTGAGTTAAAGAAATACAATGTTGAGCCGTTCCCACACATGGGAATTAAAGAGGTTGAAGCAAGTATTTATGTTAGTGACTTAGACAAAAAACGTGCAAGATACTATGTTGAATGGGCTAAGACTATAAGCTATGAGCAATGGTATTCATCAAGTGAGGCAGAACTCGGAAACCTATTAACGGAATATGTAAATAATATCGTACTTTTACAAACACAAAATACATAAACAATATGAGCAGAAAATCTAAAACGTTCACAGACGAACAACCAAAGCTAACAAAAATTAATCTATCGGCTATGTACACTAAGCCCGATGAGATAGAAGGACAACCACACACTAAGTTTGATTATTCAAATCTTACAGGTGAGGATTTTATGGAGTATAACGAAATACTACAAGGCGATGTAAAGCAGCATGTTGCTAATGGTGTATCGTTGAGAGTAGGTAATGGGTTACTAAATGTAAACAAAGATTATTACTTTGATTTGTACATGGTATCTCCACTGTATCAGGCAATAGACCCTACCAATCCTACACCCACTAAAATAGTATCGGGATTTGTAATGAAAGACGGTAAGGCGGTAAGAAAAGGTATGAAGATGAAATTAAGCACTGCATTATTACTTAATGCCAATTTACCAGCAGGTACTAATCAAATACCAGTTGAGTACTTTTTGCTATCACAAAACAAAGAAATAAAATAACACAACATGATACCACAGAAACAAATAGAACAATTAAAAAGTATAGGTATTGATTTAGCTGCATTAGTAGCAGCACATGCAGATGCCAACGAAGTAACAGTAACCTTGCCTGAAGGTCAATTTTTAACCGACACACAAATAACAGAACTATATGCGTCAAAGACCAAAGAGGGCGAAGGTAAAGCGTTTGAAATCGCAAAGAAGGAATTGGCAAAGGTTGGATTGCCATTTACAGCCGAAAGATGGGGCGATGTTGCCAACGAAATAAAGTCACAGATTAACGCTACCAATGATGACAAGATAAAGTCATTAATGGAGCAAAACACGTTACTTAGCCAAGATGTAAGCAAGTTCAAAACAGATGCAGAAACGGAGCGCAATAACCGCAAAGCATTTGAATTTGAAACAAAGATAGTTACATCTATCCCTAAGCCTGAAAATGGATTAACACAAAAAGAGGTATTAGAAATAGCTAAGATAAGAGGGTATTCGCCTAAAGAATTGGAAAGCGGTGAGATAGTATGGGAGAAAGACGGTCAAACAATTAAAGACAAAGTAACCCATGCACCACTAACCAACGATAAAGGGATATTTGAAGTGGTAGCGCAGCTAGGGTTTGCACCGTCAGTAACCAATCCACCAGCAGGCAGAGGTATCACTCAAGGCAAAACAGATAAAAGTATTAAAAGTTTAAGTGAAGCTAAAACAAAGTTTAAGGAAATGCACCCTGATAAGAACGTAATGGGTACAGAGTTCCAAGCGTTTGTATCTGAAACGGCAAAGGCAGACCCTTCATTTGATTTTGGTAGTTAAGTTCACAATTTAAATATGCGACATGGCAAAAGGTAAAAAGAAAGGTAAAATGTGCTAATTGCACCAGCCACTACTTAACTGTAGTGGCTTTTTTTATTCCATTTTATAGAATTATTCCACAATTTGGAAAATAAATTTGGCAATATGATATAATGTTGCGTATTTTTACAAAGTTATACAGGGTATGGCAAATGAGTGGGAACTCATAAGAACTGATAAGGCTGTTAATTGCAAGGGATTTGACAATTAAGTACGCTAAAGAAATTCAAACATCTTTTATTTACTAACGTTTAAAATCTACTAACAATGTCAGATTACGCAGCATCGGTACTCTATACCGCACAAGCACAAATAGCAGCTAGACGCAACCTATTTGAGCAACGTAGGCAAATGCCTAAAGTCCTAAGAATGGGCTTAAATAACTCAGAATATTCTATACCTACAGTATCAGAATTGAGAACATCTCCACTACGCCAAGTTGATGTAGTGTATTTTAAATCAGTACCTAACGGAACTGCAACAGTTAAAGCCTACAACCACACAGGTACATACGGTGATACTGGTAAGGTAAACGTTACCTACTATCAGATAGTGGAAACAATAGGTATGCCATTGAAACTAGGTGCAAACAACCTATTAAGCAATGCTACATTGTTTGCTAACTTGTATGAGCAAAAGTGGAAAAACATTATAGACCGTCACGAAGATATCGCACTTGCACGTGCTGTAGCTTTCCGTAATCAACTAGACGCAACTACAATGGATGCCCGTCTTGCTGCTGCTGGTTTGACATGGGATGACACTAACAAGGGTATCGCAATATCTAGCGATGATACTAACTTGTTTATCGCTAAGTCTAAGTCTGCAATGGAGTCTATGTTCCTTAGCTATGCAGATGGATATGATGTAATAACAGACCTACAATCATCTGTAACGTTTGAAAACTACATGAATCAGGGTTCAGGTAACTTTTCAAATACTCAATGGCAGTTTTCTGATTGCAACTTCTACAAGACGCAAAAACAAATCAGTACAGCATACGGCAAAGGTTCTACCTTGTTTATGCCACGTGGTGCGTTCGGTGCGTTCACATGGAATGAGCAATTAAACCGTCAAGGGTTGAATGATGACATGGGTGGTTCTATCGGTACTTTGGGTACACAAACAGACCCATTTGGATTAGGTATCACAGCCGATGTATCTACTTATTTCCAGCGTGCATCTACAGTAGCAGATACTACAGGTGGTTCGCCACAGGATTTTATCCTACAAATGGAAATGACTGTTACTATAGGTTATGTAACAGACCCAAGTTCAACAACTGATGACAGTCCTATTATATTGATAGGTCAAAACGCTGCAATAGCTTAATCTTATAACGTAACAAATAAAACATAAACAGAAATGAAAAGAATAATCATGTTTCTATTTGCTGCATTGATAGCATTTAGCACAGAAGCGCAAACAGGTTACACCTCAACTACTATGAAGTTGACAACGCCAAGCGGTACTCTAAAAACTAGAGATACCCTAACTAATGGCGATACGGGCGTAGCGTTTATATGGGTTGGTACAGGGTTCGAAAAGTCATTTGAAATGTTGACTACTACTTTAACAGGTACGGTAGCAACAACGTCAAATATACTTTACGGATACAACAACAACGGCATACCATTGACAGCGGCACAGGCGGCAGCATTGGCGGTAAGCGGTGGCGCAAAGGCAATAACAGGTAATACTACCTATTGTGCAGGGTGCGTAGGTGCATCGAGTACAACAGTGCCGGGCGCATCGTTAAAGTATGTTTGGCAGCTACCTAATAACGTTGGTTCATTGTTCGATAACTATTTTATTCGTACAATCCAAACAGGTACAGCTACGGCTACTTATACAGCTAAAATACTTACGCAAAAGCCATAAAGAAACGGTATGCCATTAAATCCAATAGTAGGCTCAAATATTGTAAGTGTGGGATTTAAAACCACACTTACAATTAATGAAACTGGTGGTACTTGGAGTAGTTCAAATACATCAGTAGCAACTGTAACCAATAGCGGTATAGTTGCTGGTGTGACTATTGGTAGCGTGACTATCACTTATACTTTAGGTGTGGAAACATCTACTTTAAGTCTATCAGTTAACCCCGTAAGGTTGACTAATGGCTTTAACTTAGATAGGATTTTCCCAGCATTTAGGGAGCGTATCGGATGGCATGAGCCTTACAATGGAATACCCGAATTGACTGCAACTAATCTTAAGTCGGTATCAGGCAGATACTATGATAGGGGATTTCATAAGGCGGTAACTGTTAGCAATTTGTACCACGTACAAGAGGCTGAAACAATAACAGATGCACAGTTTAATGAGTTCCTAATCGAAGAGGATGACGCATGTACGATAAGGGTTTTGCAAGGTGTGTTTAATAAGCCAACGTTCATTGAGCATAAGCCCAACTATACAAGGTACGGCAATATAACCCCATTTAACATTCCTAATCAGAATATGTGGTGTGGGTATAGGCTTACGATTGGTAGCGGTGACTATGCGGCTGTATTGAATAGCATATCGCTTTACTTTACCGATGTTGCAACATTCAATATTTATCTATTTAACGATGTACTGTTATCGCCTGTATATACTATGCAAGTAACAACAGTGGCAAACAATCAGACCAGAATACAGTTAGATTGGTTGATGAATTATGTTGATAGTAGCGATAACGGTGGCAATACAAGCGGTAATATTGGTGGGGTGTGGTACTTAGCTTACAATCAAAATGAAGTGGCAGCAAGTAACCCTAATTGCCAAGCTATAGATGAGCAGTTGAACGTATGGACTAGGGGTAAGGTTATGGGTGCATTCCCATTCCAAGCGGCACAAGATGGAACGTTTACATACAACCGTACTAACCTATCTGTAAACTTTAGAAGTTACGGCATAAACATAGAGTATTCATGTTACAGGGATTACACCCAAGTAGCTATACAGAATGCCCAAATGTTTGATGAGGCTAGAGGGTTAATGATGGCGGTTAATCAATGTGAAGCGATACTGAATAGCACAAGGGCGAACGGTGAAACAAGGCAGCTAAATGTAAACTTAGACGGTTTAAAGTTAGACATTGACTTAGCTTTCCCTACTAAAGAACACCCATATTCAACAGGGCTTAAAGGTAGATTAGCAAAAGAAATGAAAATGCTAACAGAGGCTTTTACACCAAAAGCAGTAGCGACATCAGTACCGATTACAGGCAATAGAATAGTTGATGTATGGGCTAATTACTATCAAGGCTTTGACATTCGTGCATTACCACCAAGAAACTGGACAACATGATAAACTTAGTACCACAACCTAACGGAATAGACTACCCATTAAGCAATCTTATGATTACGCTTTATGAAAGTCTTTATGTTATGTGGGGCGAAAGTGGCATGACGGCTGACAACTTTGAGGTGTATGGCAGATGTTACAGGAATAGTGATAAAGATGGTTTTATACCGCAGTGGTACAATTTAGGTAGGGATTATGCCATTGATATGTTCTTTGATGACAAAAAGGCGGCTGTTATTTGGTTTGGTTTGAATGACCCAATGGTTATAGACGGTGACAGATATACTTACAATATGAGTATGTATGTTATGGTTAATCTAAATAGGGTAAGACCTACTAACGGTAATCAGCGAATGGATGAGCGTGTAGTTCAAGACATAGCTAAATTGTTAGTACCTGCATGGAATGGCTTTAAAGTAACTTCTATTGTACGTGACATTGATAATGTGCTAAGCAAGTATAGTGGGAGTAAAAAAAGACAATCTATAGTTGACAATAACCACCAGCCAAAATGTTGTTTTAGGGTAGACATGACTAATTCATTTGCCATTAACCTTTATGATTGCGCTAATAGTATACCAAGACCTCAATATTTTTACGCTATGACAGCCCCTATAACGTGTGTGTTTAAGACAGTGCCAAATACAGCACTTACACAAACCCTTTGGAACGGTATAAAAATACAGGTTGAATATCCTACAGGTAGTAGTGTAACAGTGCCACATTTGGTAGGTAGAGATGTGTTTCCCGACCAACTGTATAACTGGACACCACAATCATTGCCTTATGATGCAAGTACAGGTACATTTACATTCGGATTTCAAGACGGTGATATATTACGAATACAGTACAATGAAAATCAATAATTAACTAACAATTTAAATTTAATAACAATGAGTGTAATCAATTTAGCAAACTGCAATAGTTCAACAAACATAGGACTATCAGAATGCGTAAGCAACAGAGGTATATTCCGTTGGGCTGTAGCAGTGCCAAAAGGAACAAGTATAACAGCCGCAACAGCGTCAAGTAACAGCGCATTTAACACCGCTATTACGGCACTGTTTACCGCTGATAGTAGAGCAACAAGGGCGTATCTATTGCCATCATTTACAGCCGTTACAGACAATACAGGCGATGCGGTAACAGAGGCACAAGGTAACTTTGACTTCGTTGTAGCGTCTAAGCCTTACAACTGGTCATATCGTATGAATACAGATGATTGCACATACAAAAATGTGTATAATCTGCTACGTTTAAAGCAGTCACAATTTGACATCATATTTGTTGATGACAATGGTAATGTGTATGGTACATTGGTGAATGGTACTGACTTTGGTGGTATTCCAATGGCACAGATATTCACACCTGACCCAACGCAGAAAACAGACAGTGCTAACCCGATGTACATGATTAACTTCTTGTTGCAAAACAATCAAGATGTAATCGTTAATAGTGCGGTGGTATCGTCTAATTTCAGACCAAACCCAGCAACAATGGGCTTGTTAGATGTGGTACTTGTAGAGGGTACAGTAGGCACTACATCAGCTACAGTATTGTATGTTAAAGGTACATTCGCATGTGGTGGTGGTAATATCGGTGATTCTTATGGTGCAACGCTTAACGCTGGGGCTGCATGGAGTGTAGTACCTGCCGCTGGGGGTTCTGCTATCGTTCCATCGGGTGTTACTTACAACTCTACTACAGGTGAATACGCTTTGACTATTGCAAGTACCCCAGCTACAGCGTTGATAGTGGGATTGGCTGTACCGTCTGTATTGACTGTATCACCTTACTTTGTATTTGCAATCACAGAAACAGCTAACAAGGCAACAATTACAACTCCGTAATCTATGAGCGATACAATAAGCATTGAAGGTTTTGGTTGGACTAAATCAGTCCACCAAACCTTTACCGAAAAGCAATTTGTTGATATGTATAGTGGTGAGGGTTATACCCACATTTACCCATACATGACCAAAGAGCAAAAGAAAGCTGCACTTAAACTCGCATACAAGGCATGTGTGCCAACACCGATTAAAGCCCCTAAAAGGGAAGTATTCGGTACAGACGAGGAGTAGCAGCAATTTATTTAGTAATCAATAACCCCAATGATGTAATATTGTTGGGGTTATTTGTATATTTGTAAACTAAACACATAAACATGGAACTTACAGAACTAGAAAATAAACACGCATTTAGTGCGCAATTTATGGTTAATCTTTGGCTATATCCCATTGAACATAAGTATTCAATGGTAATGGATGAAGTCAAAAGCGCAAAAGAACATTATGTCAACTCAGATATTGAAGAAGAAAAGGCAATATTAACACTTAAATTACAATGGTTAAATGACGCACTTGTTACAATAGAAAAGGAACAAGAACGAAGGGCGTGTAATAGAAAATACAAACCATTGGATATACCAAATGTAATAGCTACACCAACAGAAAAGAAATTTACATCAGAGCAAGAAATTAAAGAAATGCTAGAAAAGGGATTAAGGGAACTTGAAAGCGTTTGTGATGCAGAAGTAAAAATAGCACCACCTACTGTGTTAGTTGATTATGAAAATGGAATAAGGTAATGGCTACATTCTCCGAGATGCTTAAAAGGTTTCAATCATTTGACCCAATAGCGGCAACGGGCGATGCTATGTTAGAGAATAAAGAGCAAATAATAGGCATTAACCAAGATGAATTGTATGAGCGAGGTGTAGGTAAGGATGGGCAGAAATTACCCCCTTATTCGCCACAATACGCCAAGAAAAAGCGCAATCCAGACATAGTAGACATATACCAAACTGGTAGGCTTTATTCACGCATGAATTTACGTGTAGAAGGTAACGAATACGAAATAAATAGCAGTGTTCCGTATAGTGTGTATGTGCAAGAGAAACGACCTACTATTTATGGATTGAATGAGTTAGGTAAAAAAGAAACATGGGTTATAATACAGCCCGAATTTGTATACTACCTTAAACAAGTAACACAAACAACATGAGTTGCCCTGAATGTATAAAAAATGATGCAGCCGAAAAAGCACAGAAACTTACTAATCTCTTACCTCGCTTTAGAAATGAAGCAGCTAATAAAGGGCTTACGGAATTTGCCGTTATTGAAACGGTTAATAAAAACCCGCAATACGGATGGAGAGAAATCGGACACGAAGACACAAACAGGCTTAAGGTCGAAGGGTACTATATTGTCTATTAGAGATTTACCACTAAAAACATTTATCAATGGAGTATGTTACGGTTCGGAGTTGCCAAACTTTGATGATTTGGTATGTGAGTATTACAGCATTCGAAATGACCCACACAGTAAGCAGTACGTACTTATAGTATCTGCAATGAAGGCTATGCAATTTAGAGCGCAAATAATAGATAATATTTGCCGTTGTATAGTAGTGTGCTATCATCAAGACTTAGCCCAAATTTTGAGAGATGAATACCCACAATTCGCATTTACGGAAGATAGTTATGTGCAAGATTTGGAGTATGTGCCGAGAATTGAGAATAACAACAAAATACAATTTGACAAGCTAAAAGCGCAGCTAGACAAGTTAATGGAAGGTAGCGAAAAAGAAGCTACACCCGAAAGTAAGTATAAGGGGTTTATTTCACGTATCTTTGACATAAATGAAAATGCAAAGTATCAATGTATTAGCTTAGATAGTAGCAGTACATACGATTTTGCTATTGCATTGGAACGGTTAGAAAAACATATTGAATATCTTGAAGCGCAAGCCCAAAAAAATAAACAGTAATGGCAGATTTAGTAAGTGAGATAATTAGTCAAGGGGCGTTAGACCAACTAGAGTTAGCTAATGCCCAACTAGAGTTAGCGGTTAAAAATGTTAACAATGTAGCAACAGCCGCAAAGGGTATTGTTATTGATTTTAAGGGGGCTGGGAATATTGGCGAGTTAAATGCAGCGATGGCAAAGCAAGCCGAAAATATACAAACCATTACAGAGGCTACAAAGAAATATGAGGCGGCAGTTGATAAAAAACAAAGGGCTATTGAAATAGCAGAACGTAATGAGTTATTAGGCATACAAAAGGTAATTGCAGAACGTGAAAAGGCGGCTAAACAAGCGGATTTAGATGCTGAAACAGTACGTAAAAATGCAGAACGTGAAGAAAAGGCACTTGCAAAACTAAACAACGCATACGAACAATTAAAAGTACAATATAAGAAAGCGGCAGATGAGGCTAAGAAATTAGGTGCTGAATTTGGGGTAACAGATGCAAGGGCTACAGCAGCAGCAGGTAGCGCAATGAAGCTATATAACAGCCTATTAGCGGTTGAAAAGTCAGTAGGTCAGGCACAAAGGCAAGTAGGGCAATATAATACAGCCGCAGTTGCAATGTCGCAGATACTACGTGAGATGCCAGCATTTACATATAGTGCCGCTACAGGTTTTTTAGCAATGTCTAATAACATACCAATATTGGTAGATGAAATAGCTAAACTAAAAACAGCAAATGACGCACTAAAGGCAAGTGGTGGTACTGCTATCCCGATATGGAAAACGTTAATGAGTTCCATTACTTCGCCAGTGGGACTTATTACCATTGCTACAACTGCTATAACTTTCCTTGCTGCTAAGACTGATATATTTAAGTCATCAGTTGATGAAGCTGGTAATTCCGTTAAAAGATTTGAAGAAAGCCTAAAGTCTTTAAATAAAAATATTCAAGACTTAGGAGTAAATATATCTACTGGTATAGAAAATGAAACGCAAAAAGCTAAATTATTGGTAGATGTTTACAATGATACTAATACAAATATTCATGGCAAAATAGCTGCATACAGGGAATTAAGTTCTATGTTTCCGAATGTATTAACTGCTATGTCAGAAGAAGAAAAGGCAAGTGGGAAACTTAGTAAAGCACATCAAAATCAAATAAAAATAATAAATGATGTAATTAAAGCTAAAGTTCACCTTGATGAAATAAGCAAAACAATTACAACTGCTACAGGAACAAAAGAAGATACTAAGAAGTTAATGGCAGACATGGAAAAAGAAATGTCTGAACAATCAAAAAGTGCAGTACAAAGAGCCATAAAAGCGCAAGGAGACAGATTAACGCATATAAATGTAGTTGACCCAGCGCAAGGGGTTGATGAAGAACAGGTAAATAAATATCTTGACTATAGAGACCAAGAAATGCATATAGAACGGCAGATTTCAAAACTAAAAGAAATACAGTACAAATATGCCGTAAAATATATGAATACTCAGGTTGAAACAGATAAAAAAGGGAAAGAAAAAAAAGTAAAAGACACTACAGCAAAATCAGAAAGCGATTTACTACGTACCGAATATGAACTAAATAAACAGCGCACCGAGCAAAATGCAGCAATGCTTAAAGAGATTGCAGACAATGAGAAAAACACACTTAATCAGCGACTAGATGCCTACATGGAATATCAGTCCGAGTTATTTCAGGCGGCAGTATTGGAACGTGATTATATTGTAAAGCAAGAACAAGCGAAACAAGCGGAGATACGTGAGAAACTAAAGACGGCTAAGGGTCAAGAGATTGAGAACCTTAATGACCAACTAATAGCGTCTAATCTACGTATCACAATGGCGGCAGAAAAAACCGCAGGTGAATTTATAGATATTGAAAAGAAACAAGCGGAAGGTAGGCTTGCAATCATAGAGAGTGCAAACGAAAAGTTTATAGATGCACAAAAAGACTTGTTTGTTAAGTTATCTACTAATGAAGAATTTTTATACTTAAATGAGATTGAATTACTTAAAGGTTCACTAGATAAAAAAGAGATAACAAGGCGTGAATACAACAAAAGACTTACAGAACTACAGAAAAAACAACATATAGCATTTTTACAGGCGGAAAAAGAATTTATTGAAAAGGTATTAGCTAATGAGTCTTTAACCCCTGAAAATAGAGCAAAGTATGAAGAGAAATTAAAAAATGTAATAGCGGCAATGGCAAAGGGCGAAAAAGCCCCTGAAATAAAAAACAGAAAAGGCAGACCTACAGATAGGATTGCCAAGTTATTTATTCCCGAAGACATGCCCGAGCAAGAGCAATACTTGGAAGAGTTCTACAACAGAACGGTAGCACTTGCAAATCAAGCGGCAGACGCAATAATAGAGGCGAAAAATAGACAGTATGAGGCGGAAAATGCAAGGTTAGATGAACAAGCCCGTAAGATAGAAGCTAACTATACCGAGCAATCACGCCTAATAGATGCAACGGTAAAAGATGAAACGGAAAGATACAATCAACAGCAGAAACTATTAGCACAAACAGAGGCGCAACAATCAACTATTGAGGATAGAAAACGTGAGGTAGCACGTAGGCAAGCGGCAGCACAGAAAACGGCAGCAATAGCGGCTATAATCCAAAATACAGCTATAGCTATGGCAGGTGCATTGCAATATGGACCAGGCGCACCAGTTATAATGGCGCTAATAGCAGCAGCAGGTGCGGTACAATTAGCGGCAGCAGCTAACACACCTATCCCAGCGTACAAAGAAGGTACAACATATCACAAAGGCGGCAAGTTCATAGCTGGTGATGGTGGCGAAAAGGAGTTGATTATAGCACCTAACAAAACACCTTATTGGTCAAATAGTATTTCTACTCTCTATGATGAGGCGGAAGGAACTAAAGTAATACCAAAATCAGCTATGCAGTATGCAATGGCTAACACTACTAGCAACGTAGGTAACATTTCAGCCGCATACGATGCCCGTAACAGTGCGATAATTGCAGAAACGATAGGAAGTATAGTAAGTAGGGAATTTGACAAGACAGGGCGCAAATTAGCAACCGTAATAGTCAACAGCCAACCGAAACAACATCAGACCGAAAGTGTAGCAGATGAATTGCGTAAAATGAGAAACCTACAAGGACTATAAGCATGTATAACGATAGATTTAGAATATCATTAAGGGCGGCAAACGGCAACTATTATAGTGCAGTACAGGCAACTGATAACACATGGACTGTAACAAATGGCGTTAGTGCTGCATATATAAAATATTTGCCTAAAGGTTGGGATGAAACGGATATAACGTGGGAACGTAACATGACCTATTATGGTGTGTTTCGTTCACAGACGCAAAAGTTCCAATTTAGCGAAGATGCAAGGGCTATATTATTATCTATACTTGCTGATAAAGGTGTTAACGGTTATTGCCGAATGACCATAGACATATACAATGAAAGTACATTACTATTTGAAACTTTTTACACTTCGCAAATTGATTTGTCGGGGGCTAAGGATAGTAAGCGCACTCAATTAATGGTAGTTGCTACTTTAGATAGTGAACTTTATGAACTGCTAAAATCTAAAGCACAAAGCGAGTTTAATATACCTTTTTGGGTATATAGTGGTGGTTCATGGTTAGTTAACGCAAGTGCGGTATTCCTACAGCATACAGGGATTAAATTAAGGTGGCAGACACAATATGTAAGTGCTGCAACGGCAACGAATTTACTAGTCCCACCTGCTGCTGGTGATTTAGCTGGTTGGAATAGAGGCTCAAGAACTGATAGTAGGCACTGGATACCAGCAATGAATAAATTTAATGTTGCACAAAATAACGGTACTACTACTTTTATAGGAAACGATATACTTGAAGTAGTATTGCCAGCAAATAACCAACCAGCGAATTACAATAGAGATTTTAACGGCTCTGCTGACATACAGGCGTATAGCAGAAACCAATGTTTAGTAAAGAATTTAATTGATAATGCGGCAGGTACTGTTGATTTACTTGTACGTGTTGTAGGTGAGTTTGATGGTGCATTTGTATATAGTAATGCAATATTTCAAGACCAATATGTAAGAATAGTATTGTTTGAAATAGACGAAGATGACTTTCCAATAATAATAGGTAGCCCTGGCAACTATCAATATACTACGCTATATACGCAACTTTTACCGCAGACATTAGCACCATATACGCCACCTACACCTACTTTTGATGTTACAGTACCTATAACTTTACCATTTAAAAAATGTGCCATAATAGGTGTAATTTATGACGGTGTAACTATTGGATTATCAACATCTTCGGTTGTAACCTTTAATGGATTTTCTAAACTTGAAGCTACAGTTTATAGCAACTACAATAGTGGCACATCTACACCAGTTGACGCACCTATATTTCCCGAAAGTACTATAATAGGATTTAGACCACATAGACTACTACAGGAAATAGTAGATTGCTTAGATAGTACTACTACTGATGCTTACGGATTTCCAGTACAGACAGGTAGCGGATATATTGGTGAAAGTGTGTATTTAGCAGACCAAACACTATCATTAGCAACAAACATAGACCTTATACCATATCGCACTATTGAAACAAGTGAGAATGCAGTAAGGGGTATAATTGGCTTTCCATACATGACAAAATCATTAGCAGCATTTTACCAACAATGGAGCAAAATATGTGGTTTGGGGTTAGGTATAATAGGCGATGATAAGATAAAAATTGAGCCTTTTGATTATTTTTTTGATGATAGCACATTGATACTTAATTTGGGTAGCAATGTTGCAGACTTTGAGATAATGCCATTTACAGAGGCAATGGGTAATGTGCTAAATGCAGGGTATGAGCCATTACAGACAAATAAAAACTTTGCAGTTGATAGTTTTTGTATGCCTATGAAATGGGAATTACCACTAAACAAAACACCAAAATCACTAGACTACCAAGTAAATGAAGTTAATGCAGACATTTACTATATTGAGAAAGCTAGAGCGCAAAACAATAGTGAAAATAGTAGCCCATCAGCTAGTAATGGTAGTGTATTAATACAAATTACAGAAGATGTAGTAGCATTTCCCGATATTACTAACCCAGCAGGCGTATTAGTGGGCGTAAGTGCATACGGATTAGACCAGTACCCAACAGCGCAAAGTACTAACCCAGCCACTTCACCTTACATTAAAGGCATGTATTACCCCGATACTGCATATAATTTAGGCTTAGACCCAGCTAGTAACATTTACAGAAATAGTAAAATGATAAGGTCATTGTGTGACGGTCAAGATGATTTCGGTAGTGTTATGTCATTTAGAAAGATATACCAACAGCAATATAATGACCCAACTACACCAGCTTTAGAGCGTGCAGGTATGTCAAAGTATTTAAACTATGGTACAGTAATAAACGAAGTTGAGGATATACCGCTTACCATTACCAGTAAGTTGTTTAGACCTTATATTTTCCAAGTTACAAGCGAATATCCAGTAAATATGTTTAGCATAATAAACGCTAATCCATACGGATATGTTAGCTTTAAATGGAGAGGCGAAGACTTTACAGATACAGAGTACAAAGGGTTTTTACTAGAGGTTAAACAATCGGCAGCAAATAACAAAGCCACAGTGTTTAAACTGTTAGCACACCCAAGTACAACCGATGCAGCACTAAAGAAAAACTAATGACATTCGGTAACTACAGATACGGTATTTGCAGTAGCTACGTAAGTAGTATTTACCTTTTCGTAGTATTCCATTTCCTTTCGTGTGTTATCGCAAAGTTGATGTGTTGTTGTAGTTACCTTTGGTGCGCTTGTATTATTTTGTCTTGTTATTGTTCTAGTACATTCCCAGCATTTAGGAACTTTACTACAAGATGTCAACAATAAAGCCGAAGATAGTATTATGATTATGTGTTTCATTTCACAAAAGTACACTAAATTTGCAATATGCCAAGTTATGCAGTTATAGCCGATTTCCCGAAGGTTGCAGATTTCCGATTTACGGAAGTTAACGACCCTACTAACGGCTTTTATACCAATCAAGGGGGCTTTATTCAATTTGACCAAAAGCCTATCAATGAAAGTAGTATGTGGTTTATGACCCCTAAAGAATACTACTTTAAAAGGACTTACACCGATACGTGTACGGTTATAATTAATACTGAAGACTTATCGCCAGTTGTTGAACCTTCATTATGGATAACAGATAGTACAGGTAGATTTATACAGACTATTGGCGGGGGTGGTGGTTTTTTATACTTTGGTAACGTGCCAGCAGGTACAATGACCTATGTTGACCCAGTAACATTAGCAAGTAACGATTATGCTATGCGTTCACACCGTTGGCAATTCAAATTTAATCAGATAGAAGACCCAATTACAAGCCTTACAATAGGTAACGGAATATACTACCTTAATGCAAGAGTTTACAGCCCCGATACAAGTATTTACAGAGATTACAAATCAGATGCTATATTTCTTTACGATAAGTTTTTAGGCACTGTTTTAATTGAAGGGCGTGATTTAACTAATCGTAGTAGTCAGGGTGTAGTAGCAGGTGGTTGGAGTGATGGCAATGTACCCACATTTCAACATAGAGTAGAAGGTTGTATTTGGGATTATGACCCTAATGGAGTATATACAGGCTATCTACAACAGCAATATTTATACCTACAACAAAACGCTATTAATTTTCGTACATGGATATTTTCATTAGGCACTAACACTGAAGGTGTGCCAGCGCAAGTACATGAGAAAGTAAATGAGGCGTTAAGTACTGATTATTGGACTATTGACGGCAAACCGTTTCAGCTAAATAAAAGCGACAGCGATGGAGTTAGTAAGTTATGGGAAACGAACGACCCAAAGCTAAGTATTAATCGTTGGGCAAGTACACCAATTCGGGAACGTTACAGTAATCAGCATGTATTTGTTACCGTTACACCTACACCTGATTTAGAATTATGGGTAATACCTTCACCAGCTACACCGTATGCAGTTGCAGATTATGTAATTAATACAGGCAGTATGAGTGTGCCTATTGCTAGAATGGTATTCTATAATAGCACTGATGAAGACACATATATAGCAGCATTTGCCGCACTATATCCGTCATTAGGTGGGTCACTAAGTAGAGTTAGTGGTGTGATGTATTACGTACCAGCACCAAGCGAAACACCAAGTATATTTGGGGTTGCACCTAGAGTGTTGACTACTTATATGGAGTTGAAATATAGACCACAAATAACAGGTGGTGCAGGTTTTGGGGTTGCAGGTAGCGGTAGTTTACAGGTTATAGACTGGGGTGATAGTTCGGCATTTGAACAATACGAATACTTTACAGGAGTAACAAACTATCAAACGCACACATATACTGCAATGGTTGGGTATAGAACTGCAACGGTATTCCATAACAACGATATAGGTACTTTGCAATTTGATGAAAGCGGTTTTTTCTACCCAGCAGTTACCAAAATTGTTAGCATTTTAGGCGATTTGCCAGACGGTGTGAACACTATTATTGTAGGAAACTGTTTGGCGTTAGGAATAGACAATAGTAATATTGCGCAGATAGACCTAACAAACTGCCCATTAATATATTACATACAATTTATAAATTGTACAGTATTATTGGGCGTTGATACTGCATTATTATTCCCAGCACCACAGCCATCATTGAGGTTCTTATATGCAGTTAATTGCGCATTTACAAGTACTAATGTTGATACATTTGTTAATGATTTTGCGGTTGATAGTTGGAACGGTACTGTAGGCGGTGGCACTATTGCAATAAATGGTGGCACATCGGGCGCACCTACGGCAGCGTCACTAACAAATAGGAACTTACTTTTGGCAGCTACCCCAGCATGGTCGCTAACGTTCAACCCATAAAAAAAATGAGATACATATTAACAATACTAATCACATTATTTGCAGTACAAGCGATTGCACAACCTACCCCAACTTATACAGGTAGTTACACCCAAATGAGTTATAATCGTGGGTCAGTGGGTGCATTAAGGTTGCAGTACATACCGAGAGGCTTTTACCCATTCCCTACATTCGATACGTTAGGGACTATATGGGTTGATAGTGCGCAAACAAGGGGCTTATTCTATCATAATGGCACTGTAAGGCTTAGATTGGCAAGTGTACCGTATGTTGATAGCATAGCGGCTAGTATTGAGGCAGGTAGCGTAGATAGTAGCATATACAGCACTGTTACAAGACTATCCGATAGTTTACATTCATTAAGGGATTACGTAGACAGCAACAATACAATAATATACGGTTCGATAGCAAGAATAGATAGTACAAGCGATGTTTTTTACTACCAAATTGCAGAACTGCAATCAGATGTGCCATTAATTGACAGTGCGTTAGGAGTTGCATTTGGTGCTATATCTACTCTATATGATACACTACCAAACTATGTAGATACTGCAATGCTTAACGATAGCTTACAGGTTATTAAGGCAAGAGACGTACCATACACAGGCGCAACAACCGATGTAAATTTAGGCACACATAATATACTACCCAACAGCGTACGACTATCGGCAACACCCACAGGCACACTAACAAATGTAGGTCAGTTATACTTCGATGCTACCAATGTTACACCAGCAATCCCACTAAATGCAAATGTAACACTACAGATAGGTCAAGAGGAGCATATAAGGGCAAGGAATAATACAGGGGTGCAAATAAATGACGGTCAAGTAGTGTATATAAACGATGCACAGGGCAACAACCCTACTATTGCGTTAGCTAATGCTGACAGTGTGACAACAAGTGAGGTCGTTGGTATAGCGACTGAAAATATAGCACATAATGGAACAGGATTTGTTACCACATTTGGTATTGTAAACGGCATTAATACAAGTGGTTACAATGACGGTGATATACTTTAT